CGCCCGATCTGTGGATAGATGCCTGCAAATGTCACGGCGATGCGATCAAAGACGATGAGAAAATCTTTGCGCTCTACGCCGCTAAAGTCGAGGGCTCGGCATGAACCCCGACGTGTTCAACGATGATCTTCGAGACTGGTACGAAGAACGCGCTGCCTTCCTCGAATACTGCGAAGGATTGGCCCGCGAAGCTGCCGAGCGTTTAGCGTTCGCACAGACCGCTCTTAAGATGAGGGGCAAGTTATGAGCTACGAAAACCACTGGCACAAGCGCGTGCCTCTCGACATGGCCAGAGAGTACATCGCCAAGGGCTGGCAGGTATGGGGAACCGAGGGCGATGCCGTCGTTTTGATCTGGCTTCACGATGAGGTGCCAGCATGAACCCCCACCGCGCCGGCATGGACTACCTCTTGGACATTAAATCCGAAACCGACATTGACCACGCCTTAATGCTTACGATCGCTCTCAAGGCTTTGCAGATGTCCACACCAGTCAACGGACGTGGGGCAGAGCTTCGAAGAATTGCAAGGGCTGAGATAAGGGCAAAGCTGAGGAAAGCAGCATGACCCTAGCAGCCCAAGAGCGCATAGCCCTCTACCGCAGAGACAGGGCCTATCACGATCAACGACGCCAAGCGGAGGTAATCGCCATGGCACTCAAACCCGGAACTCACATGGGCGTTCCCCTCACCTCTACAGGACACAAGACCAAGCTGGCCAACGCCAAGATTGTAGACGGCAAGCTGGTGATCACTCCCCCGCCGGCGCTGCCTCACGTCAAAGCGGCTCAGCGCCGGAAGAAAGGCAAAGTCACGGGGGCCAAACCAGCCAAGTGAACCGCCTAAGCGTGCGCGTCCCGCATAGGACTACACATCATGAGCATCGAAACCGAACTCGTTCAGCGCTACGGCAAGGACGTTCTCACCGTCCGCACCCGCAACGTGCCGCCGAGGAAGGCCAGGCCGGGTCACTCGCTTGCCGTAGCCCCTCGCTGCGCATCCAGGGGAAAGCTCGTCAGCGAATTGCGCCGTGAGGGCTCCAAGGCCCACGTCACGCGCCATCGGGTCACAAAGGAGGTGACGGCCAACTTCGTGTTCACGAACGCGCTGCCAGCCTTCACCAAGCACGCCATGGGCGTTCTGGCCGAGATCCCAAACCGCCAGATCATCAATCTCTATGGAAGCCGCCCCCAGCCCTTGCCGGCTGAAAAGCCATGGGAACTTAAAGACGACGTGCGGGTGACGGCCGGTCCGTTCGCGGGCAGTGTTGGAAAACTCGTCGAAAGGCGGGGGCGTCGTCAGTGGCTCGTCGAAAGCCTGGGCCGCAAGTTCTGTGTGCAAACCACAAGCCTTATCCGCATCGACCCTGGTTGACCCACTAGACATTGTGGCCGAATTCGCGCATAAGAGTTCACGGACGAGTGCCGATTTGTACCGCTGCGGCGACGAAGCGTAGGCACCCCAGGGGAATCGATTTCCCCACGAAACCATTATTGCGCCCGAAGCACAAAGGCGGTCCACACCAGGGCCGCCCGCTTTGCGTTACGCCACTCACACACGCGCTACGCGATACCTATTCCCTGCGGCGGCAACACAAACCCGCGCTCCACTGCATGCACCGCCGACACGCAGGGAACCTAACACCAGGATGCTGAACGCCACATGACGCAAACCGTGGAGCAAATGTCAGACGAAGACCTGCTCGAAGCGAGAAATGATGTGTCCGTTGGAGCACGAAAGTCAGGACACGGCATTCTTTCTGCAAAGATTATTGACGGTCCTAACGCCGGGAAAACCATTGGCGAGGCTATGGCCCTGGAAATGATCGAACGCGAATTATTGCGTAGATCAATCGCGCTCAGCCCAACCCAACAGAAAGGCTAGAACATGCGGAAAGCACTGGTATTTGCCGCCATTCTTCTTGCCTTGTCTGGGTGCAGATCTGCCGCCGCAGACCTCGGCAAGCCTGCCACGTTCGAAGACATCATTGCTTTGAAAGGTGCCAGCCCCGCCCGCTGCTACGTCGAGACCAGCGTTGCCGGCACGTTCCTCCGTGCTGATCGGCAAGCCAACGTCGGTATTGGTGGCGGTTGCGACCTCACCCTTGCAAACATGGTTCTCGGTGGTGGCATTCGTGGCGACTGGAAAGACGGCGCTGGCACTGCGGCCGGCAGCATCTTCGCCAAGCTCGGCATCGCGATCAACAACGGTGCTGTGATTTATGGCCTGGCCGAGTGGAAGGTTCCTGAGTGGAAGATCAAGGACGCCGGCCAGCTCGGTCTCGGTGGCGGCGCTGAGCTCTCCCTCAACATCATTAACCCGAAGATTTCCATTTTTACTGAAGGCACATGGGCCGCCAGCAAGTTTGGCACGGCCACCAAAGACGACGTGAACGCCCGTGTGGGCCTGCGGTACAAGTTCTGATGCTCGAGTTCATCGTCACCGTTGCCGTTCTCGCTGCCGCTTGCATTGCGCTCCGCATGATCAACCGCGCCGTCGATCGGTACGAGCGAGAATACGACGGCCCCAATTGACCGCTGCAATCCTCGGAACGTGGTTGGTCGTTCTCATCATCGGCATCATCGCCGGTAATTACCTAGCGGAGCCTGACTGGTGAACGCAGATCAACTCGTCTCGCAGCTCATGGGCATCATTCGCGCCCTACTCGCCGTGATGGCCCTTTTGCTGGGTGGCTTTGCCATTTGGAAGATCATCGGCACCGGCTTTTCAGTTGACGCCAAGACTGCCGCAGAGGTGGCCGCATGCTTCGCGATCACGTATTTTTGCCTAAGCAAGTAGGATAGCCCATGCACCGCCGCAGCTTTCTCCGCCGCCTGTTTGCCGCCGTGCCCGCCGCTGTTGCAGCCCCAGCCGTGGCCGCTGAGCTTGTGAAAGCTGCGGCGGTGCCTGTGGCCGGTGCAGTAGTTCCCCCGCCCATGCCGCCAGCGCTTCCGTCTCAGTACATCTACACCGGCACGAGCGGGGACCACACGCATAGCTGGTGCAGCGTTGGTCCACCGCACACCCATACAGTGACGGTTCAAAACCGCACGCATACGCACAGCGGCGTTAACGGCTGGACCAACAATGCGTCCACCTATGTCACCTTCTGAAGTCGCCGCCCGCATCCGTGAGCGTATGAGCTCCTTGAAACTCTGGAGAGAACGCCATGAAAGCATTACTTCGCGAAAGGTTCGGCGACCTTACCGCAACCGGACGGTTCTGGATGTGGGCCGGCCTGATCACGCTGGCTTGCTCGATGGGCATGGCTTACGACTACGGCTCCCAGGTCTCTTTCAAGCATGGCTTGATCATGGGCGCGTTGACCTTTGCAACGGCGTTCATCATCGAGGAAGCCTATAAGCACTGGCGGCAAGGTATGAAGGGCGTGGCTATCGGCCTTGCGCTCGTTTCCGTCCCCCTGTTCTGGCAGGAATCCAAAAGCCACATAGCCTACACCGCCGGATTCCGTGGCATCAACGTAGAGACCGCCAACCTACAGCAGACCAAGTACGACGATGGCAGAGACGACGTGGAGAAGGCCAAGGCCACCCTCGCGCTGTTTGAAAGCCGCCTCGCTGATCTGCAGAAGGCCAACGGATGGGCTACCACTGTGACGGCCGACGCTCTGCGGGCCAAGCTATCCAGCCTCAATCTTGCAATCGATCAGGAAGCCTCACGCGGCGGCTGCAAGGCCAAGTGCCTCGTTCGCACCCAAGAGCGCGACGACGTTGCCAGCCGCATCGCCGTGCTCGAGCGCGTGGACGAAACCACAAAGAAGATCGAAGCCACCAAGGCTGTGATCGCCAATTACAAAGAGAAGGCCGCAGCCGTCGAGCACAAGCCGTCCATCGTCAGTCACCAGAACACCACGCTGTTCAAGCTGGCATCGCTCGTCACGTCCGGCCAAGTCGAAGCGTCCCCCCTCCTGAAAGAAGTCGTGGAGCAAGAGAACACAATTGGTCTTGCTCTGATGCCTGTGATCCTTCCCGCGCTTAGCTTTTTCATGATGGGCCTTTATCGCCGTGAGGAAGACGAGACCCCGGCAAAGCCCCGCATAACCTCGCCCAGGCCAACCGTGATCGACGGTAGCCGTTCCCTTATTGAAGCCGCCCGTTTGAAGCTCGCAGCATGACAACGACAGACACAGAACCTAAGCGTGGCAGGCCACCGAAGCCCGCCCGCTCTCGTTTCTGCGGCGCTCTCGAATCCCTACTGGAAGACTACGCAACCCTTCCAGATCAGGACCGCTACCAAGTCGACAAGGCTCTCACCCAACATCTCGACCTGATGCCCAAGGATTGGCTCATCGCCACTAGGGCACTTATCGAAGCCCTCAACCGATAGGAACCAGCACCATGGCAAGCAAGCCGAAACCCAAGCCCCAGGGCAGTGGACCAAAGACCATGCCGAAGGGCAACAAGTGCTGAACGGTTCCACGTGAAACAACCTGTGAAACAATGAGTGACGAAACCACTGCAAATGCAGAGGCAAAACAGAGAAGCCTTGCCAACCTCAAGCCTTTCCAGCCTGGCCAATCAGGCAATCCCGCTGGAAAGGCCAAGGGAACGCGGCACAAGATCAGCGAAGCGTTCCTTGAGGACATGCACGCGGCATGGAAGACAAAAGGCGCGGAAGCCATCGCCAAGGTTGTCGAAGAGCGACCCCACGAGTTCTTGAAGGTGGTTGCTGGTCTGCTGCCGCGAGATGTCAACGTCAAAATCGACAACCTGGCAGAGATAGATGACGCCGAACTCGCTGCTAGCCTCGCTGCCCTTAGATCCCTCGCGAATACCTGCGCTGCTGAAATTGCTCGAGCAGGAGCAATCGAAGCGGAAAGCACAGAACCGGCTCAAGGGTTACGCCCCGTACACTAAGCAGCGGGAGTTCCACGAAGCCGGCGCAGAGCATCACGAACGCTTGTTCATGGCCGGCAACCAGCTCGGCAAGACGTGGGCCGGTGGTTTTGAGACTGCAATGCATCTCACCGGCCGCTATCCTGACTGGTGGAGGGGCGCGACGTTCAACAAAGCCCCGATCATCTGGGCTTCTGGCGTAACCGGCGAGAGTACACGGGACAACCCGCAACGCGTTCTGATCGGAAACCCGCCCCGCCAAGACGATTGGGGAACCGGGACAATTCCAAAGGAATGCTTGCTTGATTTCGACCGTGCGATGGGTGTCCCGAACCTGCTCGACAACTACATCGTTCGCCATGGTGGCGGCGGCGATGTACAGGCCGGCGAGTCCATCGTGTACTTCAAAGCCTATGAGAAGGGCCGCGAAAAGTGGCAGGGGCCGACCATTGATGCTGTGTGGTTCGATGAGGAACCGCCGCTCGACATCTACACGGAAGGGCTGACGCGAACCAACCGAGGCCAGCGTAGCCAGTTCGCTTACATCACGTTCACGCCATTGCTTGGCATGAGCGAAGTCGTTTCGATGTTCCTGCTCGCTGAGAAATCTGATTCCTGAAAGTGTCGCCGATCCCCGGGCTGACACCACACCACGAGGAATAAATTGTCTCGCCACGTCACTTCAATGACCATTGACGATGTGGAGCACTACAGCGCCGAGGAAAAGGCACGCATCATTGCGAGCTATCCCGCGCACGAACGCGAAGCCCGCGCCAAAGGTATTCCCACGATGGGATCTGGCCGCGTGTTTCCGATTGCCGAGGAACTGATAGCCGTCGACCCGCTGCCGATCCCTGATTTCTGGCCTCAGATCGTCGGCGTTGACTTCGGTATTGACCATCCGTTCGCCGCTGTGCGCTGCGCCTGGGATCGGGATTCAGACACGGTGTACGTGACGCACTGCTACCGCATCAAAGGCGAAATCCCGCCCATCCATGCGGTGCAGATCAAAAGCTGGGGTAACTGGATTCCCTGCGCTTGGCCGCATGACGGTCTGACTCGCGACAAGGGTTCAGGCGAGCAACTGAAAGAGCAGTACAAGACCCACGGCGTCAACATGCTGCCCGACCGCGCCGAGCACGCCGAGGGCGGAAACGGTGTCGAAGCCGGTTTGATGGACATGCTCGAGCGCATGAGTACCAGCCGCTTCAAGGTGTTTCGGAACATGAACGACTGGTTCGAAGAATTCCGCCTCTACCATCGTGTCGATGGCTTGATCGTAAAGGAACGTGACGACCTCATGAGTGCTACGCGCTACGCCGTTATGATGTTGCGCTTTGCAACCACGCATCACCCGATTGAGAAGCCGCGTGAGCGTTACAACCGCCGTCGCGGAGGGGGCAGCGCGTGGGCGGCATGAGCGACGACGACGAGGAGCTGTCGACAGCTCCCGACGACACCAAAGAGCACGAAGACCCGGAAGGGCAGGAGCACGAAGACGAAGAGCTTCTACGCAAGCTCAAGGAATGGGAGAGTCAGGCCCGCTCGCATTGGTCGACGTGGCGCACGGAATCGCGCCGCTGCTATGACTTCGTTGCTGGCCATCAGTGGAGCCAGGACGACAAGACCGCGCTACTAGACCAGATGCGCCAGCCCATCGTGTTCAACCGCACGGGGCCTATGGTCGACGCTGTGCTCGGCGCTGAAATCCTCAACCGGCAGGAAGTGCGCTTCGTTCCTCGTGAGGTTGGCGACGTAAAGGTCAACGAACTGATCAGCAGCGCCAACGATTGGGCGCGCGATCTGTGCGATGCCGAGGACGAGGAATCGGATGCGTTCGGTGATGTGATCGTATGCGGTATCGGTTGGACCGAAACCCGCATGGATTACGAGATCGATCCAGAGGGGACTATTCGTATCGATCGTGTCGACCCGTTCGAGATGTGGTCCGATCCAAGCGCCCGCAAGCGCAACATGGCGGACATGCGGTATTGCTACCGTGGTCGCTTCCGTCCGCGCTCTGAGCTGCCCAAAGAGTGGAAATCGAAGATTTCGGAAGCCGGCAGCGATGGTGCTGATATGGATTCCGGCATGGGCCGTGGACAGACGGGACCGGGCGATGATTACGAGAACGGTGACCCGGAAGTAACCGGCGAAGACCAGAACAAGGGCAAGGTCTGGATCAAGCATTTCCAGTGGTGGGAGCTGGAGGACGCCTACAAGATCAGCGATGAGCAGTCTGGCCAAACGGCCACGATGAGCCCCGAGCAATACAAACAAACCATTCTGCAGTACCTCGAAATCAAAATGCAACCGCCGGAAGCGGTCAAGCTCAAGATCCGCAAATACTACCAGGCGTTCGTGTGCGGCGACGTGCTGCTAGAGCCTAAGAGCCCGATCACCTGCAACGATTTCACATTTAAGGCCATCACCGGCAAGCGGGATCGCAATAACGGTACGTGGTACGGCATCGTGCGTGCCATGATGGACCCGCAGATGTGGGCCAACAAATGGCTTTCGCAGATCCTCCACATCCTGAACACGTCGAGCAAGGGCGGCGTTCTGTACGAAAAGGACGCTTTCGAGAACCCGCGCAAGGCCATGGAAGACTGGTCGAAGCCGGACGGGATGATCGAAGTCAAGTCGGGCTCGCTCGGCCGTGGTGCGATCAAAGAGCGTGAAGCGAAGGCGTATCCGCAAGGTCTCGACAGGCTGCTCGAGTTCGCAGTGGGCAGCATGCCACAGGTTACCGGCATCAACCTCGAGCTGTTGGGGCTGGTGCAGAAAGAGCAAGCCGGCGTTTTGGAAGCGCAACGCAAGCAGGCCGGATACGCGATCCTGGCCGTGTTCTTCGACAGCCTTCGCCGGTATCGCAAGATGCAAGGCCGCGTGATGCTCCACTTCATTCAGGAGTTCATCAGCGACGGCCGATTGATCCGCATCGCTGGCGGCGAGGGTAACGAGCAATACGCTCCGCTGACCAAGCAGGCCGATACCGCCAAGTACGATGTGATTGTCGATGAAGCTCCGATGTCCGCCAATCAGAAGGAAGCCGTTTGGGGAATGATGACCCAAATGCTCCCGATCCTGACCAAGCAGCCCGTGCCGATGGAAGTCTGGACCGAGTTCCTGCGCTACTCGCCGCTGCCGTCGAGCGTATCGGCAAAGATCGGCCAAGCGTTGGAGAAGGCAGGCCAGCCCGATCCGGCACAACAGCAGATGCAGCAAGCAAGCCAGCAATTGGCGCTGCGTAAGGAAGCCGCGACCGCCGGCAAGGATGAAACGCAGGCCATTCTCAATCAGGCCCGCGCCGCCCAAGCCGCACGTCAAGTCTATGAGCAGACATTACAGCCTCAACAACCGCCGGGGTTTAACCAGTGACTGACCGCCAAGAAACGATTGTTGCCGACGCACCAGACGCAGCCGAAGCCGCCGCATGGGCTGACCTTGAAAAAGAGGTGTCAGACGAGGGAGGCGATGAAGCCGAGGTAGAAGCCGCAGCCGAAGCGGAACCGGCCAAGGAAGAGCCGGAATCGGAAAAGACCGAAGCCGAGAAGGCAGCGGCACCGATCCCGTATGAGGAACTGGACAAGCGCTACAAGCAGCTTCAGGGCGCACTAGGCGAGGAACGCGGCACCCGCAAGCAGCTGGCCGAACGTGCCCAGCAGATGGAGCAGGTGCTTCGTCAAGTGCTGGCGCAGCGTCAGGCCCAGCCCCAGGCCGAAGCGCCCAAGGTGCCGACGCTGGAAGAGGATCCGATCGGGTATTTCCAGCACAAGATTGCCGAACAGGAAGCGCATATTCAGCGTCTCACGCAGGGCACGCAACAGACCGTCGAGCAATTCCAGAAGGCGCAGCACGAACAACGGTTCTGGGGCGAAGTGCAGCGCGCCGAGCAGGAAATGCGGGCGAGCAATCCCGACTATGACCCTGCCGTCGAATACCTCGAGGCGAACCGTGTCAAAGAATTGGAACTGATGATCCCCGACACGGCGCAGGCATACGCCGAGCAGCAAGGCTACAAGTCGGCAGCAGATCTGCGCATAGCCATCCTCAACAACGACCGGGTTCAGGTGGCTCGGCAAGCGATGCAGATGGGTGTTTCGCCCGCGCAACTGTACTACCAGCTTGCACAGCAGCGCGGCTATCAGTCGAAGCCGGCACAAGCGCCGCAGATCCTCAAGAAAGCCACAGCACAGGCTACGCCGATTTCTGCGGCCAAGGCTGGCATGCAGGCGGCAAAGTCTCTCTCAGGTGGCGGCGGCGGCTCTAACAACGTGATGAGCCCTGACGACCTGGCACAGTTGTACCTCGACGACCCCGACCGGGCCGACAAGGAATTCAAGCGTATGCAGAAGGCCGGACTACTCGGCTAAGCGGGGCCGCAACCCGTTCTTACCCTTCCGTTGCCTTGCGTTTGAAACTTTCGGCCCCGTCGAGCCGCAATCGATGCTGCCAGCCTGCCGGCGTTAAGAGCAGAGCACCGCGCACTATCCCCAACAAGCCACACAGAAAGGACGCCACCAGATGGCAGTCACTAACTACGGCGTTAACGCCAATGAGGCCGTTAAGCTGTGGTCGCGCAGGCTCGCTCGCGAAGCCCTGAAGGCCACGTACATGCAGAAGTTCATCGGCGAGTCCGACGACTCGGTGATTCAACTTCGCAACGACACCAAGAAGGGGCCAGGTGACCGTGTTCGCGTCACGCTGCGCATGCAGTTGACCGGCGACGGTATTCAGGGAGACGGCACCCTCGAGGGCAACGAAGAGGCGCTGACGACCTATACCGACGACTTCCTCATCAACCAGCTTCGCCATGCCGTGCGCAGTTCTGGCAAGATGAGCGAGCAGCGCATCCCGTTCTCGGTTCGTGAGGAGGCCATGAGCGGCCTTCGCGACTGGTGGTCGGATCGCATGGATACGTGGTTTTTCAACCAGATCTGCGGCTACACCACGCAGTCTGACACGCGCTACACCGGCAACAATGCGCCAACCGCGCCGTCTGCCGGCCGTAAGATCTTCGCCACCGGTTCCGACGACCAGACCGTCAACGCATCGTCCTCGTCGAAGATGACGTTGACCATGATCGACAACGCGATCGAGGCCGCCAAGGTGGCGACCCCGCTCATCCGTCCGATCAACATCAACGGTGGCAAGCACTACGTCGTGTTCCTGCATCCGTATCAGGTCACGGATCTGCGCACCACGACCAGTACCGGCCAGTGGCTCGACATCCAGAAAGCGGCGATGACCGGCGGCAAGGTTGCCGAAAACCCGATCTTCACCGGCGCTCTCGGCGTCTACAACGGCGCGATCTTGCATGAATCGATCCGCGTAACGCAGGGCGTGCACTCGTCCACGGGTGCAGCGCAGACGAGCACGCGTCGTGCCGTTCTGTGCGGCGCACAGTCTGCCGTGATGGGCTTTGGCCAGGGCCACTCGTTCAAGGAGTTCGACTGGTACGAAGAACTTTTCGACTACGGCAACCAACTTGGCGTCAAAGCCGGCTGCATCGGCGGTCTCAAGAAGGCGGTATTCAATTCCGTCGACTTCGGAACGATCACCATGTCGACCTACGCTGTCGCGCACTAACAGAGGGGATCACATCCAATGGCTACTCCTGCAACTGATCTCCGCTTGCCCGCGGTGCATTTTCTTCGTGTTCCGATCAGCTACGCCGACCTTACCGGCAAGGTTTACACGCTCGGCGTGATTCCGTCCGGGTCGCTTGTGCTTCGCGGTGGTGTGTGCGTGACCACCGTGTTCAACGCAGCGACAACCAACCTGCTCGACATCGGCACGTCCGCTGACGACGATGGTTTTGCAACCGATCTTGCGTTGGGTACGGTCGGCGTGATCGTGGTTGACGAAATGGCGACCAGCAATGACGCCTATGTCACCAGCGACACGACCATCACGGCAACGCTTGCGATGTCCGGTACGGCGGCAACAACGGGTGCCGGCTTCGTCTGGATAGAGTACATCCCGAACCCGGCTCTGTACGCCTGATGAGCACACTCGGGGCTATGAAAACGCGCATCGCGGATGAATTGGTCCGCGATGACCTCTCATCTCAGATCGGCAACGCCATAACCACGGCGTTGTCGCTTTGGGCTCCGACGCGGTTTCATTTCAACGAAAAACGGTATCTGCTCACTACGGTGGCAGATACCGAATACTACGCCATGTCGGACCTCACCAACACGGACCGCACGGCCATCGATTCAGGTGAAACCCTGATCGAAATCGACAGCTTCACACTGACCTATGCCAACCAGCCCTATCCGCTCGAGCAGCAAACACAAGGCGTGATGGACCGTGAGCAGGCCAACGCGAGCCAGTACACCGGTCAGCCTTATGCCTACGCCGTGTTCGGCGACAAGATCAGGCTTTCCCCGATCCCTGATGCTTCCTACGCCTGCACGATTTCGGGGCTGGCTCAGCTCGGAACGCTGACCACGGACGGCTCCACGAACGCTTGGATGACGGACGGCGAGGCGCTGATCCGCAACCAGGCCAAGGCGATTATCTATCGTGATATCCTGCGCGATGGCGAAGGGCTGTCGATTGCACGCGATGCGCTGGCCGAGGCGCTCGATCCGTTGAAGCGCCGCATGGCTGCTAAGGCGTTCACCGGGCGCATCGCGCCGTGGGTGCTCTGATGCCAGACACCATCCAATTCGGTGAATGGACGCCGGATCTGCCCAGCCGCAAGAATGCCGCGCTAGAGGCCAAAGGCGTCGTTTCGATCGCTGGCAACTACGCCCCGTTCAAGTCGATATCAGACTATGCCGGCGCTGATGCGGCTACCGCAGCCGTGTGCCTCGGCATGAAAGGCGTTTACGACGGGTTCGCCAATGGCCAGATTTTCGCAGGCGATCAGGACGCGCTTTACACGCTCGTTTCCCGCGTTGCCACGGACGTAAGCAAGGTGGGCGGGTACACGGTTTCATCCGACGATTGGTGGCAGTTCGAACAGTTTGGTGACTACGTTGTCGCGGTAGCGCGCGAGACCGTGCCGCAAGTCTATCAAATGGGAACCTCGACGGCGTTTGCCAATCTCGCGGGAAGCCCGCCCGAGGCGACGTGTGTTGCTCGTATCAATGACTTCCTGATGATGGGTAAGGATTTCACGGCGTACTGGTGCGGGTTCAACAACATCACGACGTGGACGCCGAGCACGACGACGCAGGCAGGAACGCAGGATCTCGACCAGGCGCAGGGCAAAATTCAAGCCATCGTTGGCGGTGAATATGCGGCAATCTTCCAGGAGCGCGCGATACGCCGGGCGGTATTCGTCGGGCCTCCTGTGACGTGGGATTTCGGGCAGGATGCCGTTGAGACGAAGCGCGGGGCCATTGGGCCGCACGCCACGGCACGTTTTGGCGGTAGCATTTTCTTCTGCGCCGATGACGGGTTTTACGTGTTCGACGGCAACAGCTCGAGGGGCATCGGTTCGGGCAAGGTCGACAACTATTTCCAGCGCCGGCTCAACTACGGCTATCGTCACAAGGTTGCGGTAGGCGTCGACACCATCAACAAATTCGTGGTGTTCGGTTTCCCGGCTGGATCGGCCACGAATATCTCGGAACTGCTCATCTACTCGCTGACCGATGGGCGATGGACGCACGACGAGGTGTCGCTCGAAACGATTACCGATATGCCGGTTGAGGCTCTGACCGTCGACAATTTCGAGATTTACGAGCCATCCGACGACCTCGACACGACAGCGCTCGACGGGATCAACATCGACAGCAACGTGTTCGACGAAAAGCGGCGTTTGCTTGCTGGCGTGAGTGCCACGACGCACCGCATCGGCACATTCACCGGGGAGAACCGCCAAGCCATCGTTGAAACGGGAGAATTCGAGCCAGCGGCTGGAAAACGTGCGCTGGTGACTGAAATCTGGCCCGTGGGTGACTTCGACGCGTCGAACGTGTCGGCATCGATTGGCTATCGGCGTGCGCTTCCTGGCGCATCCGTAGCCTACACGCAGGCAACCAGCATCAACCGGGCCGGGTTTTGTCCGCAACGCATGGATGCGCGTTTTGTAAGGGCGCGCGTGCAAGTGTCGACGGGGGCTAGTTGGACGCGGCTCGAGGGCGTGCATCACACTACAGTGCTGACGGGTGGCCGCTGATGTCGAATAGAAACCTTTGGCCATCCCCGTCAGGCGCTGGAGGCCCGCAGCTTTACGACTTCTGCAAGCGCCTCAGCTTTCTTCTCACGCGGGAAAGCTACAAGGATTACACGACGCGGACGATCACGCTGACCGCCGGCACGACGACAAGCGTGGCTTGGACTGGCATGAGTGCAGAACATCGCGTCAGCCTGACCCCGACCAATTCAGCCGCGGCAGCATTGAGCCCCTATGTTTCAGCCCGAACCGCAGGAACCGGAATCACGCTTACCCATGCCAGCGCTGGCGGAACCGAAACCTTCGACCTTATCCTCATCCGCTAGGCTAGTCCCGATCCCTGCAAGACATCTTGATCGGGTCTGGCCGTATTTGGTGGGGTTTATCGACGATGCGGCTCGAGCCGTTGCCACGGTGCAAAGTGTCGAGCGCATCCGAGAGAAGATTGCAGCGCGCGAAATGCAGTTATGGGCGATCAGGGTCGGGGATGGGACAGCCGGCGCGGTGGTAACGGAGATCTACGACACGGCAGCGGGCAAGACCTGCGGCGTCCCCTACCTCGGCGGCACGGGAATGGCGGACTGGCTGCACTTGTTAAGCACCATTGAAGCATGGGCCAAGGCCAACGGGTGCGTGAGAACTGAGAGCGTCTGCAGGGTTGGTTGGGAGCGCGCGTTAAAGCGTTTCGGGTGGGAAAAAATCACGATCACGGTGGCCAAAGCGCTATGACGACCTCAAAGACCACGCAAAGCCAAAACAAGACGCAGAAAACCGACCCTTACGCACCGGCACAACCGAGCATTGATCGCGGTCTGTCGGCGGCTAACGACGTGTTCACGCAGCGGCAAAACCAGCAGTTCTTCCCCGGCCAGACGTATGCCAACTTCGCTCCGGAAACCGAGCAGGCCCTAACGGGAATGACCAACCGCGCGCAAGCTGGCTCGCCTTTGGTTCGCGGCGCTCAGGGCATGGTCGGCGACACGCTCAACGGGAACTATCTCAGCGCGGGGAACCCGTACTTCTCGCAGATGTCAGACCGGATCACATCTGAGGTTCTGCCGTCGATCACGTCGCAGTGGGCCAAGGCTGGCCGCGGCACGGGCAATAACGAAGTGGTGCAGGCGGCATCACGCGGGCTTGGCGATTCTATCGGGCAGCTCGCCTATCAGAACTACGGCAAAGAGCGCTCGAACCAGATGCAAGCGGCCGGCATGGCGCCGGGGCTCGCCAATCAGGACTATGCGGACCTTGAACGATTGGCCAACGTCGGCCAGATGCGGCAGGACCAGAGTCAGCGGGGTATCGACGAACAGATGGCGCGCTATCAGTTCGACCAGGACCGCGGCGCAAACGCCTTGCGGGAGTTCCAAGGCTTTACGAACCCGGTGGCGCAGTTGGGGCAGACCTCGACAAGTCAGGGCACGACGACGCAGCAACAGCAGCAAACCCCGGTTCAGACGGCAATCGGTGCAGGCCTGATGGGTGCGAGCCTGTTCGGCGGATCGGGCCCCATGGCTGGAATGTTCGGCGGATCGGGCCCCATGGCTGGAATGTTCGGCGGAATGGGCGGCAGCACGGGCGGTCTCAGCGCTGGCATGGTGCAGGCGATGCAGAACAATCCGCAGATGCAAGCACTCGCGTTCGGTGGTCGCTGATGGGGCTACTCCCCGAGTTCAACACACGCATTCGGGCGCTGATGGCGGCGGCGCAGGAAGCCGGCCAAGACCCGCGCATTGTGTCGGGCTACAGATCCGAGGCGGACCAGGCTCGAGCGATCAACAGCGTATCGCAACGTGTCAACGGCAGGCCCGCATCGATTATAGACTATTCGCGGGGCATTCCTGGCTATGCGGCTCCGGTCGGCGGCAGCATGCACCAGCGCGGCGAGGCGGTTGATTTCGGCACGGGGCCGTCGCTCGATTGGATGCGCCAGAACGCGGCATCTTACGGCGTTCGGTTCCCCGAACGCCTAGCCAAGTCAGATCCGGCTCACGCCGCGGTTAACCCCGACTTCTGGGGGCCAGTTCAAGACCCGAACGACAGAGGACTTCCGGTCGCGGTTCCACCGTCATCGCAGCCCGATCCCGCCAAGACCGCCAACTATCAGCCCAAGCGCGGCGGAATGAGCGCAGCACAACCGATGATGATGCTCGGTGGGCCGAAAGACCAGACAGCAGGAGCCCCAGAAATGGCCCTATACGACCCGCAATCACAGCAGGGGTTTAGCCTCGATAATTGGGTATCGTCGCCACTGTTTCAGATGGGGGCCGGCGTTCTCGGTGCGCCCAACATCGGGGAAGGGCTTATGCAGGGCTCGCAGGCGGCGAGTCAGATGCAGACTGCTGGGCTGCGCAACAACGCTCTTCGTCAGCAGATGGAGCAGAAAAGGCGACAGGAAGCGGCTTGGAATACGATGTTCGCAGGTGGCCAGCCCAACATGGCGCATCCGATGCTAAAGGATTTGCCGCCTGACATGGTTGGATTGGCTCAAGTGATGGGGCCAGAAGCGGGCCTTTCTGCGTTGCAAGAGTACGCAATGAAGCGGCACGGTTCAGAGCTGGCGCGTAGGGCGGAGGTTGAGAAGATCAAAGCCGTTAAGGACTACGAATCAGAAATGAAGGCAAAGGACCTTGAGCGTATGATGGGTGCGCTCAGTCCAATGTTTGGCGGGCAGGCGGCACCGGCATCTTCAATATCCGCGCCATCGGCTTTGGCCCCGCCATTTGGGCAGACGTCGACGCCGATGGCGGGCACGCAGATTGTGCCACAGCAGACAGCATCGCTCCCACAGGCCCCGACAACAGCGCAACCGGGAAACGCGATCCAGCCAACAGCGCCGGCATTTGATGACAACATGAAGCGGCTGGCTATTGCGCGATTGCAGCTCGGCGATAGCAAGGGTGCGCTTGAGATTTATGAGAAGGCACTAGAGGCCGCGCAGGTTCCTGGAAGAGAAGCGGCGAAAACGCTGGCTGTTGAGCG